AAACATAACCGTTCTTAAGGTAAAAATCTATATCATCATCGAAAGCACTTTCTGCTCGTTCATAAATAACATCAAGGCTATTAACAAATGAATATACAGAGTTAACTTCTTCCTTTTCATCTTTATCATCTAACATATAGTCGAATGCATGTATATTTTTGATTGACTCCTTAAATGAAGCATAATCAACGCTAGGAACACCAAAATAGTAAACCACTGAAAATAAGACCAATCTATTAATAAAACTTTCTCTAACCTTATCCTCTGCTAACTTTAGCACATCTCTAAATATAACTAGAGATGATTTTATTTTATTTAATATTCTAATGTTTTTGATGTTTAAATCATTTACTAGGTTTTTTAACAAAAGAAAATCAGGGTCAGTCTCATAAAAAACTTTTCTTAAGTTTTTCTCAGGCGTGGGATCGTATTTTATTTCCACATCAATTATTTTTTCTCTATACTCTAAAAACTGTTGTTGTGCAGTTTCTTCATGTAAGTTATCTTCATTTAATATTAGAACAACCTTGCAATTTTTTCTTCTTGCCAACTCATCAATTACCCCCATAATCTCTTTAATTTCTAGCGCACTACCTTTTCGTTCAATATCATCAATGCAAACCAAATAATTATTAACAAATTTATACTCAAGAGATGACAGCAGATTATCAGTTTTGAACCCAAAAAAATCGTTCTTTCCAAAATGTATTAAAAATTTTGACAAGGAGTTGTATTTCAACCATCCCCAAAACCCATTTCTATAACGAATCATAGTTCGATCCGTTTCAGATAAAATCAGTTCTTTATATTTCTTTTCATTAATTGGTGTGGCACAATGATAAAGAGCTTTTTTAATGTCTCCAATAGAATTTATTCCAAACAAAGAAACATATGAATATGCATTAAAATCTAATTTTTTAGAATGTTTAGTATAAAAGCTATTCCAATAATGCGTTTTACCTACTCCCCAATTTCCTTTTATGACAGCAACCCGATGATCTGAGTCCAAAAAATTTTTTAAAAATACTTCTATCGATTCCATTGGTGTCTATCCTTCAACTCATATATTGGGCGTAACAAACGCCCAATATAATCACCCTTTCTTCATCAACTCGCGTTTAATTTCATCGGTACGCATCGTGACATCGGCAGCGGTGATCGCCTCATTCAATTTCACGATGTCCTCGATTTCCTGCGGTGACTTCTCTGCCAGATGGAAAATGGCTGCTCGAATCACGTCAGAACGAGTGAACTTCTCGAAGCGAGGGATGAACTTCATCATCTCCAGCAGTTCGAAGTATTCGTCCTCCAGTGACATTGTGCGGCTTTTAATTTTCTCTTTGCCACGAGTCGGGCGTCCCTGTGGTCTGACTGGTTGGCGCAAAGGAGTTGTGTTCTTAGCCGGTGCATCAGGCTCTTTGCGCTTTGCTAGGTCACCCATTTTCATGGACATTATTCTTCTTCCTCCAGACTCAACAGATAATCTACAAATTCTTCAAACTCGGCTTCCGCCTTTTTGTCGCGCTCGCTACCGGTCATTTCAAAGATAGAACGACCAGACTCTTCCGCATCATCATAGACGTTGCGGTTATATAGATTGACTGGCGCAGACTCGATTCCAAACGTCTCAACAATCTCTTTAGCCGCCAGAATGCGAGACACTTGTGATGGCAAAGCCGGGCACTGGTTCATGACCGCGCGGACCTTCACTTTATCGTTTACATTGCGAACATTGTCGATAATAGGATCGATGTCACGTAAAGATTTCAAATCACGACGCTTAGGACGCAGCGGGATAATGATAACGTCAGCCATCAGCATCGCTTGTCGCTGAATTTCGGAGTCGAAGCCACCAGCATCTACCACTACAAACTCAGCTCTACCCTGAAGCGATTTTAGGTGCTTAATGATGTCATCCTGAACGTATGCAAAAGGAATCAGCTCAAGGTCTTCGTTCTGTCGACGGTCTTCACACCAGCTCGTTGTCGTGCGCTGAATATCTATATCGGTAATATAAACCTTCTTCTTCTTTTTGACTTTCAGGCAAACGGCAATTTGCTGGGCAACGGTGGATTTGCCAGGCCCGCCCTTTGTGCCGCCAACCACAAAGATCTTGGTCATTGGAGAGTTCCCTTTGCGTATATAATTATCGTCTGAAACAACTTGTTTTCTTATATGTGATATAGCCTAAATGCCTACGGCTGCGGTGTAAAGGTTAAATGGTAGGTTGTGATTAACAATTGGCAATCATAGCTTGTATTTGTCTGTTGAAAAAAGTAACAATGACCTCTATATTACAAGTACGGTGATATGCCGTACACAATTTGATAATGCACACGTAATGGGCTATAGCCTTTTAAAGTAATTTTTGAGTCGAAAACTCAGTTTGAACAGAGGAGATTGATGGCCTTCCTACATCACGGCCATCAGGAGGAATACATGTCAGCACTAAAAAAGCAGCGCATCGATTTGAGATTAACCGATGACGATAAAAGCATCATCGAGGAAGCTGCCGCAATGTCTAACCAGAGCATTACTCAGTTTATGGTTAGCAGTGCATCTGAACGTGCCGTGAAAGTTATAGAGCAACACCGTAGACTAGTTCTGAATGAAGAATCCTGGAATCTGGTTATGGACGCTATAAGCAATCCTCCGGCACCGAACGACAAGCTGAAACGAGCTGCTGATCGTCTGAAAAGCATGGAGTAGTTTACTCGTGAGCAATACAACGATAGAGATTTTCTCTGGAGAGAAAGATTATGATCTAAACGGTTTTGATTGCGGCGAAGAGTCACTAAACGCCTTTTTAGCCAACCACTTAAAAAGGCAGCATGAGGGAAAAATTCTTCGTGCTTATGTGCTTTGCACTCAAGAAGAAAGGCCAAAAGTGTTAGGATATTACACTTTGTCAGGTAGTTGTTTTGAAAAGGAGTCCTTACCTTCAAGAAGCAAACAAAAGAAGGTTCCTTATCGGAATGTTCCAAGTGTTACTTTGGGTAGGCTGGCTTTGGACAAGTCCCTTCAAGGTCAAGGATTTGGCTCAATGCTTGTAACACATGCAATGCGCGTTGTGTACAATGCATCTCTTGCTGTAGGCATTCATGGACTTTTCGTTGAGGCGTTAAATGACAAAGCCAAGGCGTTTTATAAAAGTTTAGGCTTTATCCAGCTGGTTGGTAACAACGAGCGTTCTTTGTTCTATCCTACAAAATCTATCGAAAAATTGTTCGAAGAATAATGTGTTCCCCTCATTTGAGGGGAACTTCGACATCACCAACCACAAACCCTCTCTCCCATCGTATTGTGAAAAAGGATTTGGCGTTCGGTTTCTTCAGTCATTACATCATTATTGCTGATATAGATAGGCTCAGCCCCATCGCAGAACAACACGCTGGCTGTTTGTGGTTTAATGACGCACCCACTTATCATACAACTCACGATGAACGGCAGAAGCATCTTTCTGACGTATTTTACTGCTCGTCTCATTCACCACTTTCACTGTGTTTTGAAGTCGTTTTCTGTCTTCCTGTTTTGCCTTCTCTTCCATTGCTCGTCGCGCCGCATTCCCGCCCATCGTGTAAGCGCCGACAAGAACGAAAAGAACGGCAGCCAGCGTAATCAAAGCAACTTTTAGCTTTGTCATCAGGCTGCCTAGCATATTAGACCATCCCTTTCTGGTGTTTTCTTACCTGCGACCAGGCAATGAATCCTGCCACAACAATAGTGGCAATACCGAAGATGATGCGTACTGTATCCCCGCTAGAGATATGACCTTGTGCTTTATCCATAGCAGCGGAAACCTGCGGCATAACATCGGCCAGCTGCGCCAGACCAATACCTGCTGTAACAGTTGCGCCTGCGGTTTCTTTAGTTACAGGAACAGCCTTCACGGTTTTCGCCGGCTTAACAACGCCAGCTCGACGCAGACCTTCCTCAATAACTTCTGCCGCATACCAGGTGTTCAGCGTTTTTAGCGGACCTCGCCCATTCTCATGGCGAATGATTGCCTCAACCAAAGGTCGAAGAATGTCGTAATCATGCAGATCGATAATCATGTCTGCGGTTACACCAACGGCTTTAGACACCTCATTAATGTAGGCGTCAGTATTGTTTTCATTCGGCGGTGCCCAACGTTCAATAACTTCACGAATGGTATCGATACTTGAGCCGTCTTTTGCGCGACGTTTGTCGTGGTAGGTAATTAGAGTCACCGCCAGCGCACGAATCCCCCAAACAGGGTCTTTAAACGTGCAAAAGCGCGGTTCGGCAGGGTTGTCGATTAGCCCCTGCCACGGCGAACCTTTGTCGAGGTTGCCAGGGTTGTTATTACGAATGCCTCTCGGAGTTTTCATCCTTGATCTCCTGTTATTGCAGTCCACTTTTTACGCCATACGCGGCTAACCCCAAAAGCAGTGCGGTAATAATGAACGACGTTATTTTAGAAACAATGCCGCCAAAGAACCCACTTGAGATGGAATCTAACCGGTTAAGGAGTTTGTCCAGATTGGAGTGTTGAATACTATGTTGCGCCGGGGTCATATCACCAAAGTAGGTTTTCAGCTGATCATTGACCTCCTGGCCAATTTCTTCACGTAGCTCTTTACCTAATTTGCCAACAACCTCCCGAGCAACGATCGCGGCAATACGCTCAACTTGCTCTGTTGTAACGCCCGCCATCTCGTTCGACATGTTTTCCTCCATGAAAAGTCAAATCGGGATGGCGGTTTTATATCATAAAACGCCCACACTTGGTAGGTAAGTACTTACACATGAGCGCCGTAAATTGCCCCAGCTTTAGTCCATGTAGGCGCGTTGCCAGTTACGGCTTTACCAGCTGCCCCGCCGTTATATTCTGTACCGTTACCTTGAGTATTACATCTTCCTCCAGCAGCACCGACATTACCACCCGAACCGCCTGTATATGCACTAAGAGACCCCTCACCAACAGATCCTTTACCAGGAGCGGAAATAGTACCAGCAGTTGCACCGGAACTCATATGAGAGGAAGACCCACCAGCACCGAATGGGCGACCACCGCCACCACCAAATATTAGTTTACCCCTGTTACCACCGCCACCGCCGCCACCACCTCCAGCGATTGCACCATTATTCGTAATACGCAAGCGTGTACCGATGCCATTATTAATTGCGTTACCACCAGCAGCACCGGCAGCGTTACTACCACCATTGCCACCGCGTCCATAGACAGTCACACCTGCGTTGATTACAAGGCTGATATAAGAGTTGGTAAGTGAACTCGGGAAATCTAAACATGGCACGCCGCTACTGGACGACACCAGATCCCCTGTAATGGTAACAACGACTGGCGTCGCCCCCTGGGATTTTAAATAGTTGATCAGTGTGTCTTTGTTGTAGTTATGATTCGCACCGATGCTGTACTGAACTTCTTTAGATCGCCCGGCCATTTGAGACATTGAACCAGCCGCTGGCAGTTGCACCGCCGTTCGAGCCGCACTCATCCATCTCTGGCCTGTCACACTGACAGCCGAAGACCCAATCCAACCGGGAACACCGACAATTGGCACATCTAATCTCCTTTTTGATGTGAATATCCTGAATTGGTGAGGGTGGCCCCTCACCATTCACCTTGATTACATTTTTGCCTTCAGTTCGCGCACTTCCTCGCGCAACTCTTTGACAGCCTCAACCAACATGCCGATAACGCCGTTGTAGTTAAGACGCAGACGAGGCTCTCCTGACTGATCGTTATGGTCGACCGTTACCAGTTCAGGTTGAACATTCTGGACATCCTGAGCGATGAGGCCACCAGACTGCTCATAACGGCCACAGACCTGAATCTCGTAGAGAACACCTTCGATCTGCTCCAGCTTGTCGAGCGCCCGGTCAATCTTGCGAATATTGCGCTTACTACGGCGGTCAGAACGGATATAAACGTCATTAAAGCTGCCATTACCGCCGCAAACCCAAGTACCGTCATTCTGGAGGTATGCGTTCGCATCCGTGCCGTTCGCGGTTCGTGACTTGTTAATCATGTAGAACCCGAACTGAGAGTTGCCTAAACCACCAACAAAATAATGACGATCGGCGTGCTCCTGACGAATAATGGCCGATGCAGAGGAAGTGGCAACCGCAGAACTGTTAGACAGAGCGGCATTGTTTCTCATGTCGATCCAAGATGTACTCGACGTCGGGATTCGGATATTTCCGCTCGTGACATTTAAGCCACCGGCAAGCGACAACCCGTTCCCCATCGTAACCGCGCCTGAAGCGTTGTTAATGTACATTGGACGCAAAGCATTCCAGCTTCCGAACTTGTCGCCAGAAGCAGTCAGCAAGAAGTAAGTTGTTCCGCCATCATTGCGAATAAAGAAGCCGTAATTCCCGTAAGCCACTCTTAGACCATTGGCGCTAAGGGAAGTGATTTCACCTCTTGCTCGAACACCATAGCCAGTACTGATAGACAGTTCTTCTTGCTCATCAGCATTGCCGGTTGCCCAACGAAGGAAGCCGCCCTGAACCGTCTCATGCCAAATGGTGTCTGTGTTGCCGCCGCGGAATTTTCGAAGGTACGATTTACCACCAACAGTGCCAGTGTTAAGAGCTACTTGATGGTAAGTACCCTGTGGAACTGAACTCTGATCCAACGAAGCAACAAGACCTAAGTTCCCATTGTTTGCGAACGTAAACTGTTTACCCTTCGCATTAATACGCACATTGCCATCGGCAGCCAATTCAATTCCGTTGGAGCCGGTATAGTTCCAGAACATCGCATTATCGGAGCCGTTGTTAGCCTTGCCCACATACCATGATGTAGCGCCATCGGTTCTGTAAGCCATGATGTACTGTCTGGTGTCCGTACCTTGCCCTCGTAACTGGACACTTGGCGCAGCCATAGATAATGTGAGTGCGCCGGAAAGTGTGCCGCCACCGCTCGGCAACGCACCGACATCAGCCGCAGTGGGTTTGAGAGTCGTGTTGTAATCTCTGCGCCAGGCAGGGGCATACGCGCTACCGTGATTAATATAGGTGAACTGAGCACAGGCAATCCCACCACCGGTCGTCGTTGTAGGCGTAGTAACTCGGATGGTCATTGCGCCTTCGGTACCTAAAACCTCGATAACCGCACCAGCAAGACAGATATTGCCGACACCTGTATCAGTGATAATTTTATTGTCGGCATATGACCAGGAACCCTTCATCATCCAGTACGGCACTTCGAAAGCACCACGCTCCTTCAGCCATGCGATAAATTCAGCGGTAGTCCAATTGCCAGCCCCTGTGCTGTAAGACGCGCTAAACGCTTGCGCGGCCCCAACATCTTTCGCTGTGGGTTTATGAGCAGTTGTGTAGATCTGCGCCCAGCCAGACCAGTTCGCTGTCGAAGTATCACGGCGTGAACGAACATAAACCGGTGCATGAGCACCATCCGTTCCGCTCCAGCCAACAAGCATCTCGCCCTCACCAGAAGCACTCGCACCTTTCATGTGCAATACGTTGCCATACATGGTCGGGTAGCTATTGTTGTACGCCTCATACATTTGAATGCCAGCAGTGCCTTGAGTAGAGCCGCTTAACGCCGTAACTCGGCCACGAGATACCAGTGTATTAATGTTGATATCGCCTGAGCCATCAAACTTAACACCATTGATGTTTCTCGCTGTTTGCAACTTCGTAGCAGTAGCCGCGTTGCCCGTTGTATTCTGATTACCTGCCGTGTTTACACCAGGCAAATTTATGTTCGCAGATCCATCGAAGGCCACGCCGCCGATAGTTCTTGCAGTCTGCAATTTCGTTGCTGTAGCAGCATTTCCTGAAAGACTTGAAATAAATGGATGTGAACAGTAATAACCTCGTCCATTTTTAAAGTCCAAAATTATCTGTGCATTCGTACTTTCTGATAAAGGATCAGTTGCCCCCCACTTATAAGTGGTTTGACCAACTGCATAATCAGCCGTTGGAACAATTACGTTCAAGCCCTCCTCAGCAAATATCTTGATAGGGAATGCTCTGGCTTCAACGTAAAATACACTACACAAATCGTCATCTTTCACACCTGAAATAATCGAGTGTATAGCTCGCTCAGCAGTAGAATATATTGAGAAAAAACCAGCCGCATATGAACCGCGATCAGACCAACCGCCAGGCATAACAAACCCATTAAATTCACAATTATTCATGGCGTATCCGCCAGCTGAGGAATAAGTAGTTATCACAACTCGTGAGGCTAATTCATCGGTATTGCCTCCAGATCGGCGAAAGACTATAGGATACCACTTACCGCTTACTGCATTTGCAGGCGCTGAAAAAGTGTATTTTCTCATCCCTTTTTTATTGTCTATTTCGCTTTTGCTGTATACGTCAAGGTTCGCAGGAGTCAGCGTTATGTCCGCAGAACCATCAAACTTAACACCGTTGATTGTACGCGCTGTCTGTAGTTTTGTAGCGGTTGCAGCGTTGCCCGTTGTATTCTGATTACCAGTCGTATTAACACCTGGCAAATTAATATTCGCAGTACCATCAAAGCTCACGCCGCCGATAGTTCTTGCCGTCTGCAATTTCGTGGCTGTACTTGCATTACCATTCAATGAACCAGTTAATCCACCTGTAACAGACAACGGACCTGAAACTGTTCCTCCGGTTGTTGGCAGTGCTCCAATATCTAACGGCGTCGGTTTCTGATGTGTGCTATACATCGTATAAACAACACCATCGGTAACGCTGGAAGGCTTACTCGCTGAATATGTTGGCGATGTATAAATAGAAACTGTCGCATTTGCAGTACAATCCCAATGGATATTTACACTCGTCGCATAATTGCCAATCTCAACGTAAATATCATATGTATCGCCGGATGTGTTGATCCAGGCGAAATTCGTTAATCCGACGGCTGTACGCTTCCACAAAGCCCCGGTAATTCCTTTGGGGTTTCCATTGCCTGCTCGTAGAACCAGTTCTGAAATGCCTGCCTGATGTGGGGAACCGACGTTGTAACCAGCGCCACCAATCAATGCGATGTAAACGA